AAGCCTGTCAGTGCTGATGCGTTATTCTCTAACATTGAAGAGGCTGTTTACAAACAACCCCTTGAACAATACGAACGTGTCTATATTGGGATGGGTATTGGTGTTGCGCAAGACTATACTGTGTTGACGGCTATGAACGAGCGTTACGAGGTTATTGATATTGATAGGTTCCACTACAAGAACGATGGTTTAACATCAGACACTTTTAAGCAGCGCATCAAGGACTTCTATTTTAAGCACGATGAGAAGCTTGCTGCTGCCTACTTTGAATTAAATAACAACGATTTGCTGTTTGAGGAGATTACGGATGACGGTGAGGTGTACAAGATTATACCCTTCCAAACAACTGCTCAGTCCAAGCCAGAGATTATCCGGAACCTTATCAAGCTGTTTGAGGACAAGGTCATCAAGATACCTGACTACGATGAGTTGGTGAAGGAACTGTACGACTTCAAGAGCAAGCGTAACCCAATAACCGGAAACCTTCAGTTCTCCAATACGGAAGGTAAGCACGATGATATGGTTATGAGCTTGGCTATTTGTGCGTATTGCGCAAAGGAGGAGCAGGATGGTGGCGTAACAATGTTCTTATGAAGTTCAGAACCCATCTGGAGATAATAGATGCAGTTAAGTCTGACGCATACACTGAATATCTAGAGTCTTGTGATATAGGCAAGAAATTAGAGATACTGCGAGACCAGTCAGATGTTTATCCGTTGCCAAAAAGCCCGGACCCCGAAAGGGTTAGGAATATGAGCGACAAGTTTAACTTGTACATCAACATACTCAGTATGAGTCTTGGTCAGTTCATAATGCTTGAAAGTGAAATACGCTCATCAAACACATCAGATGAAAACGTAGCCTCTTTGATTATAAGACCAAAAGATGAAAAAGACTACGACAATCTAGACCAGGAAAGAGAAGAAAAGATACTTGAGTCAATACTAGAGGAGGACGTTCTTGACGTATACTCAGTGATAGGCTCTATGATGCTCAACAGGGAATATATGCTGTTCACTAAGTTTAGTGGAGTATTATATAACAGGGTAGAGGAGCAAGAAGAGGAAGAGGAGGAAGAGGAAAAGAGCGATAAGATAGGCGAGGAAGAATTTTCTAGCCAATGGTTCTGGTATAGAATCGTCAGAGAGCTTGCACAAGGCGATATAAGGCGATTTAACGACATTTATGACCTCAAGATGAGTGTAGTTATGGTAGAGCTGTCGTTCCTCGCTCAGAAGGCAATTTTAGAGAATGCTCGTGCGAGAGCAGAAGAGGCTCGTCAGCGAGCCATATACAGACGCTAATTTGTACATTAAAAAAACGCAGTATGAACAACCTGCTTGAACTTTACGATGTAACTAGTGAATTCGCTGAGCGCCACCGAATGGTTTCGGAATTTGGTGTGCTAGGCTCTGAGGAAGAAATTGGAAGCATTGACTTTGAGTATCGTAGTATGCAGCTGGTGGTATCTAGCTCCAACATCTCTCGTGAGCTAAACCGCCCAACTTTTAAGTTGACCTTCTCGCTTATCGTAATGGATAAGACGGTAGCGGATGATGCTCGTGCAAGATTACTTTCAACCGAAGAGAATATCTTCGTTATAGGTCAGTACCAAGACTACCTCCTTCAGGCAAACAAAGATGTAGAGTTTGATGACGTTGAGGTTGTCTCAATTGACAGCGATGACGATTATATCATTACGGTGGCATATTGCGACTTTAGCGTAAACTTCGCTCGCAAAGGGTACACCAACGCTATCGCAGAGCCTGTGGCTCCGGTACTCAACGAAGTGCCTACTATCGCTGGTACCGTTGAGGTTGGCGAGACCCTTACCGCTACAGCGGGAGACAAAGACGGTATCCCCATCCCGGTTACCACTTGGCAGTGGCAGACCAGCGATGATGGCTCTACCGCTTGGGTAGACGTTGACGGTGAAACCGCTTCCACGTTCTTGATTACATCCAACGAGAACAACAAGTACATCCGAGTCGTCCAGACAGAGACCAACAGCGAAGGCTCTGATACGGAGGCTAGCGTTGCTACGGACCCCGTACCAGCAGCTCCGGATATTACGGAAGCACCAACTATTGCAGGAACCGTTGAGGTGGGTGAAACGCTCACTGCTACAGCGGGCGCAGTAACTGGTACTCCAGAGCCTACCACTACGTGGCAGTGGCAAATCAGCGATGACGGCGCCACCGGGTGGACGGATATCACCGATGAGACGGCAGAGACCTACGTTATCGCAGCAGGTGATGACGCTAAGTACTTGCGCGTTGTTCAAACAGAAACTAACACAGAGGGTACGGACTCGCTTGAGAGCGCAGCAACAACAGCTGTAGTTACCCCATAAACTATAAGATATGGCACGTAAAAAGAAAGCGACTGCTCCTGCGGTTGCACCAGCAGAAGAGACGGTAGTTGAAGCTCCCGTTGTAAAGGCAGCACCCAAACAAACAACTTATAAATGTATTGAGTGCGGTCAAGAGAACGAAAACAAAAAGTGCAAGCGCTGCGGAAGCTCGTTGGTGCGTGAGGTATGATATCAAGGGAACAACAAGAAAAGACCCTACGCAAATTAATAGTTGATGAGTTAAAAACAAGAACTGTTAAAGAGCGTATGATTGCTGCTCTTCGTAACAAGAAGCAAGTAGCAACAGGGAACCTTGAGTCTGTGATAGCCAAAATGAACTATAACAAGGCAATAAAGCTCAAAGAGATAGTTTATGATGGTTCTACTGGCGCAATGGTTTCTGTTCTTGTTGTTTTTGAGTTTGGATACAAGGGCGCTGAATATGCAAAATATTTAGACATAGCACCATACGGAGACATAAAAGAGCCTAAGAGATACAGTACAACCCTACAGGCTTTTATGGTATGGGCTGCCTCTAAGAAACCAAACTATTGGATTGCTGGTCAACCTGACCTTTCTAGCCAATCAAAACTAAAGAAGTTTGCTTGGATTGTTAAGAAACGTCACTTTGAAAAAGGTGGTGTTATTTCTAACAAGGGTAGATTTATGACATTCAGCCGTTCAAACATTACCACTTCAATAAATAAGGCTGGGGAGAAATTTGTAGATTTTTGGGATAGGGAATATGCTCTTGAGATTGAGCGTCAGATAATTTTTAATTGATATGGCATTAGGTGGACCAAGCACAAAAGAGCTAGCTCAAAGACTTTTACAGCTCTCTGAGTCTATCGCTAAATTAAATCAACGCTTATCACAGTCAAAGAAGGGTTCCGCTGAGTACAAAGAAACTCTGCGCCAAATCTCTATCCAGCAGAAAGAGGCATCAAAGACAAGTGAAGAACTTGCCCAAAAGCAGGCACGCCTAAGCGACAAGGTAAACAATCACAAGAGTTCTATTCGTCAAGCGAACGAAGCGCAAAAGCAATGGAACAAAACATTAAAGGAAACCAACTCTTTAGTAGCTCAAGGCGGTAAGGGTGGAGGTACCCAAGGATTTTTTGGTGCTTTTAGCCCTGATAAAATATTAAGCACCATTGGAACTGTAACTAAGTTCCTTGGTGTTTACGCTTTAATTAGTGGAGTATCAAAGGTTGTAAGCACAGCGCTTATTGACTCAACAAAACGCTTTATTGAGTTTGATAAAGCACTTGCAAACCTTGCAGCGGTTGGTGGAAGAGAGGCAGCCGAGTCAATTGAGACATTTAAGAATCAGGCTATAGAGGTAGCAAATGAGACTAAGTTTACTGCTGTTCAAGTTGTAGGTCTTCAAACCGAACTTTCAAAGCTTGGCTTTAGCGCTCAAGAGGTTGTTGCAGCAACGTCATCTGTAGCAAAGTCCGCACAGGCATTAGGCGCTCCACTAGACCAAACAGCACTTGTTATTGGTCAAACTATACGAGCGTTTGATTTGCTCGCAGAAGAAGCCACATACGTTGGAGACACTATTGTAACGGCAATTAACAATTCCGCTTTAAGTTTTCAGACTTTTCAAACGGCTATTCAATATGTAGGTCCCATTGCCCAAAGTGCTGGTCTTACGCTTTCTGAAACGGCAGCAGCTATGGGTGTCCTTGCTGACGCTGGATTTAGAGCCTCAAGGATTGGTACAGGTCTGCGTGGTGTTATTAGTGGATTGACTGAGAACGGAGAAGAACTCATTCCAACGCTAAGGGAATTACGTGACCAGAACATATCTTTCAGCGAGGCGGTAGAACTTGTAGGTAAGACATCCGCTGCGCAATTGATTACGCTAACAAGAAACATTGATGAACTTGAAGGAGCAAAGGATGCGTATACTGAGTTCGGTGCAGCAGCGAGAGCTAGTGCTACTCAATTAAACTCTATTGATGGCGCACTTCAATTGTTGAATAGTTCATTTGACACATATTTAACAAAGCTTGGAGAGTCAATTACTCAAACAACCGGCTTCAAAAGAGTTGTAACTAGCTTAGTTCGTTTCTTCTCTGAAGATGCTGCACAAGAATTAACAACCGCTTCACTTGTTGTCTCAACGAATACACAAGAGATTTTCAACAGCATTGCTAAGGGAGCAGAAGGAACGCTTGGTGATGCAAGTCAATACTTCAAAGAGGTTTTTAAATTAACTGAAGACGAATCAAATCTTTTGTTTTCCCTATTAAACAAGTCTGGGAGTACGCTTAGTGAAAGTTTAGCAACTATTCAAAAAGACAACAAAGGGACTCTATCTTTAATTACGGACACTGGTCTTGCTCAAGGAGCTTTATTTGATAAGATTGTAAAGGGTTCTGGTGGCGCTATTAACTCTCTTGATGAACTTAACGATGCATATCGTGGTGTTAATAATGCAATAAGAAACACACGTGAAGAGCAAAAAAAGCTTGAAGAAATTGAAAAAGGTCGTCAGGTTAGTGTAGGTGAGTATGGAGATGCTATTGACAAGCTTCAAAACAAGAAAAATAAAGGTCTTGACATTGATAGAAAACAAGTTGACCTAATTGCAAATAAACTCCTTGACGCAAATGAAAAACTTAATCGTGAGATTGAGACTTCAACAGATTTAACTGATGAGCAAATTCTCCAGAAGAAAGGTCAAATTCAACAGAACAACCTTTACCTTTCCCAACTTGGGCGTATTGGCTCGGTATCTAAAGACGTTGAGGCTAATGCAAAGAAAGAACTTGAAGATAGGTTTAAACTAGAATTAAAACTCCTAAAGGAGGCTATTGAAAATAGAAAGCAACTTTTAGCAAAGAGTCAAGAACAATTACAGCGTGAACTTGAAGTAGCCAAGGCTAAAAAAGACCAGCAAAAAGTTCTTGAGATTGAAAATAGATTGCTGAATGAAGAAGCTTTAGCTTTCTCTGAACTGGGTATTATGATTTCCGCTTTTAATAAAAAGTGGGAAAGTGCTAGCGAGACTGTAAATGGTAAACCTATAAAAATAGATAAAGACACGTTAGACATTGCTGTGGATTCTTTATCTGATTCAATAGCAAACTTAGAAATTTCGGACAAAGATGTACTTGATTTAATTAAAAACATTAGAAGCGTAGTAGGTGGCGCCATTGAAGATTATGGAACTGAAGACGCAAAAGAATTTGCTGAAAAGACACTACAGAAGTTAGTTGAATTCCTAAAGGAAAAAGGATTTACTCAAGAACAAATTGACGATTACGTTGCTATCTACACTAATCTGATATTTCCTCCTATTGACGATGCTGCCGTAAAACAAAGAGAGAAAGAGCAAAAGGATTTAGATAAGAGGCGTGAAGAGTATCTAAAGGAGCGCAATAGAACAATAGCGCAGATAATTCAACAGTCAATTGAAACAACAGCAGACATCTATCGTGAGCAACGTGATGCCGAGTTTGAGAATTTGACTAATCAACTAGAGGCGGAAAAGAATAAAATTCAAGAGCGTTCTCAGTTTGAGCAAGATGTATTGAAGTCTCAATTGGAATCTCAATTGATTTCACAAGAGGAGTATGCTGCACGTCTTGAACAAATCAAAAAGAAAGAAGTTCAGCGTCAAAATGCTATTGACCGAAGAATCTTTGAGCAAGAAAAGAAAAGGGATACTAATGATGCCAATGTAAAATACCTTGAGGCTTTGGCTAATATTATTCCTGCCTTGATTACAGAAGATAATGAAGCTAATCCAGTTCTTCTTGGAATTAAATATGCTGCAACGGCATTACTTGCTACTGCTGCTTGGCAATCTTCAATAACCGCAATCAACAAGAGAGAGTTCTTCCCTAAGAAGTTTGCTGAGGGTGGTATTGTTGAGGGTCCCTCTCACTCTCAGGGTGGTGTACCGTTCACCGTTCGTGGTGTTGGTGGTTACGAGATGGAAGGTGGCGAGTATATCGTCAACAAGGAATCTACCGCCAAGTATAAAAGCCTTCTGGACCAGATTAAC